ATCCCTGAAGATATCTACCATCGTGTTTCTGAAATCCAATCCCTTGCGCGTAAGCCTTGCGAAAAGAATATTTGATAGAGTTGATTCAATCTTCCCGGATGTCGCGACAAAAGCCTTTTCTGTCTGCGATAATGCCTTTTTTGTAATTTGAGGGAACCGAGTATCCATCAGATTTACAAAATCCTGCACCTCTTTGTTTTGCAGTTTCAATGCAGGTATGATTTGCTTCCTTGCACTTTCCCACGCCTTGCCGAGTCTCGGCAATGAAACGGTACCACTTTTCTCTATTTCCTTAAATGCTTTAACTGCCGCATCTGCAGTTTTTGTAATTTCGACATCAGTGCTTATGTTTAATAATTTCAATGCGGAATCAAGTGATTCCTTTGCTTGCTCATTTGCCAGCCTTCGTGCCTTTGCAACTTCAACTTCCCCCTTTGCCACAGCGTCTAATATCACAGCATATTTGGGCAATATTGTTATTAATGCAGTGTATTCTGTACTTGTCGCTTGGATTAATTTTAAATCTTCTGGAGTAAATGGCTTTTGCCCGGTTGCAATTTCTTTAATTGCTCTCTGCACTTCCTTGAGCCTCTTTGTCTCTGCCTCCGTGCCTACAAAAAAATCAAATGCTTTTTTGGGAGATTTAGTTAGAAGACTAAAAAACCTTTCAATAAAGCCAATCGTAACAGGCACTTCGTCTTTAATATCTATCAGCCCATTGCTAAAGCCAGTCAGCCCTTTGATTGCACCAGTTAAAGCAGGAGTCGCAAGCAGCCCTAAGCTGATCCGTAAGTCATCAACCCTGATTTTAAATTGTTGTGCTTGGAACCAATTTGTTTTAGATATTTCTGCAAAGGCTTTTGCCGTTGAACCTGTTCTATTTAATATAGTATCATAATCTTCTGTTAATTCCGATAACTGAGCCATTTGATTATTAAATGCCCTCAGTGCTTCACGCTCTGAAAATATGATATTGATGTCATCTGTTCTCACTTTCCGAAGCGTTCGCAAGGTTTTAATCATGTTATCATTTGCGATAGCACTGGCACCCAAAGTAATATTATATTTTGCCGCCGCTCTGCTTGCTTCAGCAGTCGGCTTACTCAGCGATATCATCAAAGTTCTAAGCCCCGTCACAGTCTCTTCTATATTTTCACCAGACCGAGTTGCCGCCGCGAACGTTGCACCCAAATCTTCCACACTTACATCCAATGACCTTGCCGTTGACGCTATTTTTCCAAAATTCCTTGCAACATCTGCAAGTGTGGCTCTGCCTCGTTTTTGGATTGAAAACAGCAAGTCAGACGCATCGGTAGCATCTTTAATTCTATTGCTATAAATTTGGAATGCAGTAATTAATGCACGGGTAGAAACTTCTGTTGTGGTCAGTCCAGCAGTGGCCAATGTAGCAGAAGTGTTCAGCAAGTCCATTGCCTCTTTGCCTTTGAAGGTGGCAGATATGATGTCGAATAATCCAGCCGTTAAATCCTTTGTCCCCTGTGCTGTGGCTATTCCGACTTGACGCAATGTTTTTGTCATGCCAGTAAGATTCTTATTCGCTCCATCAATAAGAGTTCCAACCTTTGCAACACCCTTTTCAAGCTCTAAGAATTTACTAATCGAGAATCCAATAGCCGCACTTAATGCAATTATCTCAATTTTATACTTATTGATTGATGCCTTGCCAGCCCTGACGGTCTGTCCAAAACCAACAACAGCAAGCCTTGCTTTAGAGAATCCAGCGTTAATTCCTGCCGTGACTGTTTTGGAAACTATCTCTAGTTGTTTTAATTGTCCTTGAACCGCTTTTACGGCGGCCTTAGTTGCCACTTTTGCCTTAACAGTAATTTCAACTTTACGCTCTGCCATGTTATTTGTCGTTTTTACGGTTAGTATGTGAAATAATTTGAGCTTCAATCGCTCTGAACCATTTCACGTCAACATAATATTGATCGTAATAACCGCCGTCTCTTGGCAGACACCTAAGCTTTGTATCAAGTGAAGGATTGCAAAATAGATATGTTTGTAATACGGCAGGAAGCTTTTTCCAACCAAGTTTCTCACATACTGCGTCAGAATTTGTATTGGTTAGAAATAATTCGACTGCCGTAATTATTTTTTTTCTTTGTCTTTTGCCTCCGATTCGGGTTCATTTAATTCATTGTCTTCATCTATTTTCTCAACAATTTTAATCCTTATCCAGTTGGCAAGTTTCTTCTTATTATCACTGTTAAATTTTATAGTCTTGTTGTCTTTGTCAACAACATTCCGCCAGTCCTTGAGAGCATAGTCAAATTTTAAAGACCTAACCTTTCCGCCGAGATACTTAACAAAACTCTTTTTACTTTTTGAGTCTGTTGTCGTAATAGTACTGTTGTCTTCTATCTGGTCAAATTCCCATTGAGTGAGTTTTGACAATTCGAAAACCGGATTCTTTTCACCTAAACCACAATCTACTACAAAATCATACGTTTCTTTATTATCGAACATCTGCTTCATAAGATCTCCTTATTGGGTTTATCCTGACCTGCAGGTTCCTACCCTGCAAGCCAAGCACTTAATTATGTCACTGTTATTTTGATTGCATCATCACTCGCACTATCATCAACTTGTGCTGTAAACGGTATAGTTTCATTGACGATAGCACTGAATCCAGACAATGGCGCATCATTCTGTTCCATGTTTATCTTTGCACACTCAAGTATAAATGTATTTGAGTTTCTGGCAAATGTGACTTTAAACGATGTCTGCGTATTTGCTAAGAACAACGCGCGTGCGGTTGTATCTGTAAAGAGCCTGGTGAAAGTCCCGGTAACAAGCAAACTCGTTGCTGGTATTTCTCGCCTTGTTAAAGACGCTCCTGTCCATAGATCAGTAATCAGGTTATTGTTTAGTGATAGCGTAAAGGCTGTTATTTCGTCATCTTGAGCACCACCAATTTCAAATGTGGCTTCAGAATGCATGTATGGATCATCACCAGAATTAAAAGACGGTGCGCCAATAGACGCATCATTTCCACCCTTGCCCTCAATAGCAACGTTACAAACTAATCCTTCGCTACTATTGGAACTAAAGTCCATGCTGGATATTTTATCGCCGCTGGTATATAAGTCACCAACTCCCCTATCAACATGGACAACCACTGATCCTATAGTTGCCTGGCCTTTTGCAGAATAAGGACTTGATGCATTGCCGAGCGCGGCTTGCCACCATTTTTCTGTATTGTTAGGAGTGACATAAAAACTGATACCACCGGTAACAAGTTCTCTCATCAGCCTGCCTCCCTGCTGCTGTCTACTGTTTTGTATTACCTGCGGATAGAAATAGTCTTTCTGGTGAATAAGACTCTCAGATATAATAGGCTGGAACGTATCTACCGTCCCTCCTGAACCGAAACTCCCTTCAGTGCGAAGCCCCACATAACCAGTACTGGCCAATGTAACTGCCATTATTTATACTTCCTCATAATAAACCTCCATTATTAAATTAAAATTCTATTTCTTTATTGATTCCTTTATGTCGTTTTCTGCCATAACGGTTTTTATGATCTTTCTGAGTTTCTTTGTCAGTTCGTTGTCTTTGCGTAAAATTCGGCAGAATAGTCCCATTAACTTCTGCGCCGATATATCAAGTTCAAGCCATTCCCTTCTTTTAATATGCCCACCGGAATACGCTATACGCTTTAGCTCTGAATTGACAACCATTTTTATATTGCCTAGAAATTCGTTTTCTTCTTCGAGACCAGTGCACAAGATACTTACTACTTCATTTTCTCTGATTTTTATTATCAAACCAGATTCCTCTTTCTCAGTCAACATTTTATTTGGCTTTGAATCACTCATAATTTATATAACCTTTTGAATAAATGTTCTTTGTATAATTTTCCAACACGCTCATATAGACGATCAAACGGCAGTAGCAACAGGATACTTGCCATCCACTTCGGCACTTTTAATCCAACCAATAAAGTGAATAAACGCTGCATATTCTCAAGCTTCCTTGCTGTTTTCTTATCAAATAGCAAGACAGTCTTGCCAAAAAATGCATCTGGTATTGTCGATATATCTCCGTCAAATACCCCTGACTTGATACATCTATTGCCAAGTTCCGTTGATGGATACGGCTGACAAAGCGATGCCCAACTGAGCCCGGTTTTGGATTTTTTATTGAACTCAAAAGTGTTCCACATGTCCTCAATGGTATTACAAAACGGAATACCGATCATATTTTCCATGCGAAAAGGCATTTTTAGTTCATGGAGTATATCTATAGCTTTATCTACTTTTTCCTGTGAAAACTTTTTGCCAAGTATTTCTTTTCTGACTTTACCGTCTGCGGATTCAAGAGCAAATGTTATTGAGTTACACCCAGCCTTTTGTAATAGTCTTATTCTATCATAATCAATATATTCTATTCTCATTTGTACGTGAAATGGAACGCCTACGTGGAAAGGCCAAAAGTCTGCTAATATTTCAAGATTCTTTTTGCTTGCACCCATTTCATCATCCTGGAAAAAGAAAAATTTGGTTTCCGGATAATCTTCTTTTATCTTTGTCGCCTCATTTATGACTCTCCATATTTCCCGTTGCCTCAGTCTTTTGCCATCGAATATCTCATTAAATTGTGAATTAAAACAGAACGTACACGCAAATGGACACCCACGGCTTGAACTAATCGACCTAATAGGATTATTTTTATTGTGTTCATATTTATATAAAATATCTCTGTCTGGATCTGGCAATTCATCTAGCTTTTGTGGTGGTAATTTAGCATTAACCAATCCTGCCTTATTACAGCTTACATATTCTATACCCAGAGAAAAAACATCCTCATTCCTCAAGTGTTCACACAATTCAGGCAGCGCATAATCACCTTCGCCCTTAATAACATAATCAATATGCGGTTGGCTCATAACATCATCCGTGCAGAATGTGGCATGGGCACCACCAAAGATTGAAATAAAACGGTAGTTTTGCTTAAGGCATTTGTTAATATCATAAAAACACTTCTGACCGCCTGTCCAAATCTGATAACAAATTATATTCGGAGTATGAGTTTTTACATATCCAATATAATCAGTGTCTTTATCGATCTGCAACAAATCGACTTCAAAGCCTTTTTGCTTTAAACCGGCAGATAGGTACCCAATTCCAAGGGGTTCGATAACAAATCGCTTTGTTATAAATAAAATCTTATTCAACTTTTTGCTCATTTCCCTAATTAGTTACTATTGTTATTCCAAATCCGAGGCTGTTTGTAATTCTATTTCTACATTATGAGAAGTATCACCATGGAACTCAACAATCTTCATTTGCCTCTTTATCAAACGCCACACCCGGTCAACATCAAGCCTCTCAATACATGTTGGCTTTGATTTACAATGAGCATGGCACCTAATAGGCCGACACGTTGGGCACGGCTCAGACACGATATGATAAACATTATCGCCATATCCTCCGGAAGTTTTTGGTATTGTACAACCACATAATTGAAATACCTGTGATCCGGTAGTTGCGGCCAAAGAAGTTAATCCAGAATCAAGCCCGATAAACATATCAGCATTATTCATCAAATGCCATATTTCAGTAAAACTCCCTTTAAATATATGGTCATCATCAACCATCTGCAAATCTTTATCGCCACCAACCTGGTAGATTGTGTATCCGGCGTCTGTCAATAATTGATTCAACGTATACCAATCTTTAAAGTCTTTATCTGGATTCCGCGTCTGACAGTGAATTACCGCATATTTAAAATTGATTATTTCGGGTCCTATTTTTGGATTAGGATAAAAGACCAAAGGTGTTTTCTTTACCGGCAATCCGCATCTTAATTGATAATAATTGAGCAAATGATTATGCCTCAAATAATCAAGCTGGTGCCAGATACCATCCTCCCACTTGATCTGCTGAGGAATCATAACCTTGTCATAACCGCCTTTGATCGCATGTTGTAATATCAGATCCCATTGAGTCAACCAATTCTCGCATACTTCTATTTTATGGAAATCAGGATTATATCCAACGAGTTCCAAGTAGCACGTGTTTGTAAATAACGTGATTTCTGTATCTTCTCCATGATGTTCTTTAATATTACGTGCGAGTGGATTATTAAGGATTACATCGCCCATGTCTTTTACAAGCACTAGCATTATCTTTTTCATTGTTCTCCTTTTCAATTGTCTACATACAACATTGCCCATCCTGCAGCAATTCCAGTGCTGTTCGTATCTGAATCAGCCTCTATTGTTATATCATTCATTTCTTTGAAACCTCCCTTTGGAATTGGATACACTCTTGGCAAGGCGCTATTACCTGAAGACATAACGGATGCCTCCTCCTGTACCTGAAAAACATCCCCAACTGGCCTGACTTTTAATCTTAAGCTGCAATTTGCGTTTACCTTGCCAGACAGAGAACCGAACCATGTAATAAAATGCCCTGTTTTTCCTGCAGGAATTGTATCTGCGCAAATCATTGTGGAGTTATAACCGATAGGCAATGCCATCATGATATTTGCCGTGGTTGTTTTCTGCCGACATGTAATCTCTCCAACATTGTCCCCACCATGACATCTCGCTCTAGACATTCTCAAATAAGCACCAACAGTATCAACCCCTGTTACCCCATTAGTTATTATGTATTCACCCCCTACATCTACATAGGAAGAATTAAGAAGATGCCTCAATTTGATAACTGGCGTTCCCGTAGAGGCTTTAGTGGCGACCCTATAAGCATCATTTACTGCAATAGCAGTGCTTCCTTCAAATCTCCACACCGTGATTATTGTTTCAGTGACAGATACTATTATCCCATGATCGGACTGAGTGTCATTTATTAAAACATCGCCAGCCGCCACTCCATCACTTGAAAAAGTGGCTCCTGTATCTTCCATGGTTGTAGTGCTTCCACCCGTTGCCGTGCCGCTTGATACTAATGTCCCGATATCATTCCCACTGCTACTAAAGACTTCTAATATTTCTGCCGCTACCGCATTATGCCCTGTATAAACCCCACCACCATTCCATATGGTTTCAAATGTACCAACTGCATTCGGTATATTAGGGTTACGTCCAAACTTATGCACCACAGAATGTCCCGGTATATTCCCCTTCGCAACTTCTAATAAAAAATCTCGTGTCCAAAGAGGATTTCCAGGAATACCCATTTGTTTCTGCGATTGATCTCCTAAATATGCAGCAATCTTTGATATCTCTTTATTTAAATTAACAGCCATTGTTTCCCATCCGTCCTGTTATATCGTTAAACAACTTAATAGTTTCCTCGCAGTGAGCAATGTTCTTTGTGCCAAAACATATTACATCCGGATTTATTTCATTGATAATCATGTGGAAGGTGTTGGTAATTACACTTGCAACATGACAAGGCTTCGCCATAAAAGAAAGACCATCATTAAATGGCTTTATTGCAAATACATATTTATCCTGCCTCTTTAATTCTAATGCAAAATCTTTCATTTCAGGGCTTGATTTTGGATGATACGGTATCATGAAAAACTTACATTCCGGGTGTTGTTTTAAAAACATAAACCCCATTCCTGCTGACTCAGTTGTAATGCCAAGCCGTGGGAACATTTTAGTTTCTAAAAGTTCATGATATAATTTATCACCGGTATTGTATAATTGTTTATCGTCCAGGTCGGATATCCACATTATATCTGGTATGCGCTGTAATGTTTGCAAGCTGTTTTTGACCAACATTAAATTTTCATTATATTTATAAGCTGAAACCTTAGTCATTATCTTAACGGTCGGATTCTCACAATAATTTCCGAGTATTGCTTCACTGATTCCATATCGATGATGGCTATCGAATAGATTTATTCCAAGAGCCAATGCCCTCTCAATTAATGGGTATGCTAGTGCTGTCGGTAGGTGCTCAAATTTCCCACCGCCGAGGCATAACCGGGAAATATCTAAACCGTCAATATTTGTTGTTTTCATACTATTTTTTTATTATATTGTATGCAGTAAGCTATATTATGTAATACTTGGTGATTAGACGAGCACGAATCTTTTGATTTATCTATTTTGGCATTGATCCTGTTTACCCACACTGACCTCTCATGGTTCCTTGCCGATTTTTGTATTGATTTAATTTCTTGATTTTTCATCTAATTAATCCCCAATTCCTCACATACCTCATCGTATGTATTTTTAAATTCTTCTCCAGATTTCCACCACGCAGCATCTATCCCAGCAGACCTCATATAATCACACTCACCACAATAAGACAATTCTTTCTTTTTGCCTTCAATAAATGCTTTCCGGATATCCATCATCGGCTTGCCATGCCATATCTCTTTAAGTGTTTGATATTTTAAATCACCTATCACAACGGTACCTCGAACATCTTGGCAGCAAACAACGGCACGCCCATCTGCCATAATACTTAAATCAAGGAATATCCGCCAGCAAGGAACATTAATATCCCCTGCCATATATTGAGATTCTTTAATAATCTTGCTGTCAGAATCAATCAATCCACCAATGTTCTGCACCCCGGAACCACCAACATCATCAACGCCCATATCCTGAAAAAGCTTATGATATGCATCCAGTGATTTTTTGTTGGCTTGTTGTGGCACAATAGCCGTTTGAATCTTCATATTGACACTGCCAGCATTTCGAATCTTAACAAGATTTCTTACATTCTCAACGACTATATCAAATTTCAACCCAACACGGATTTTTTCATAATCCTCTGCATTCCCACCATCAATACTGATTACAATTATATCAAGTCCTGATTCTAATATTTTTACAATTTTTTGCTTATCCAAGAGGCTTCCATTTGTGAAGAATACCAACTTCTTATCTGGATTAATTTCCTTAGTATATTTAATTCTTGAAACCAGCTTATCAATATCCATCAATAACGGCTCACCATTTAGATGAAAGTGGATGTATTCCATATGATAATCCTTGCATTCAACAACCGCTTTCTGGAATATATCACTCGGCATTTCTCCTTGATAGCGTGTCATGCCACCACGCGGACACATAGTGCAACGGGCATTACACCCGGAATGGCTCTCTAAATGTATCTCCGCTGGGAAAGCCATTGCCTTTGTTAAATATTCCTTTAGATTCAATGTGTACGTCCTCTATTTTTAATGAATTGTCTATAAACGATAAGTCCATTGTTAATGTTATATCTCCGCGTCTGACTATACAAGTATGCTTCACTCCCAAATAATATAACCAATCAAATCTCCGCGTACCTTAACTTCAAATTTCTTGAATATATCGGTCAAAAAAGCAATGAAGTCTCCAATATTCCAATGCCATAAATGCTCCGGATTGTCATTTGCCATTCCGCTTGGTAGAATGCCACATACTACCTTGGCCACTCCCTTTTGTTCTCTCAATGCTTTTCCGGGGCATGTAAAATGTTCTAATGAATGCTGGGAAAAGGCAGCATCGAAAGGGGTTTTTACATACTTGCAAATTCCTGTTAATTCTTCAGACAATGACTGCTCAAAATAAACATTTGATATATTATTCCTCTCTTGCAAATCTCTAGCGAGTTTTATGAAAATTCTTGATCCGTCTATGGCAGAAACCCGACAATCATTATTCAATGCGTATGACAAAGCAAATAACCCATTTCCACAACCCATATCAATAATGCTTTTACTATCTTTTAACACGGAATCGTACATCCATTTAAATATTGTTCCGGTATCTCCATTATCAGTCAACAAATAATGATCTTTAATCCTCTGCTTATCCCATTTGTCAAAGTTATTTACAATATCCTTGTAATATCCTGATTCCATTGCCTGTATATCGAGATAGCGAGAAACATCATCAACACTTTTACATCCATCAGGATATTTATGTTTAATTAAATATCTCCTTCAACAACTGAATTGCCACATCATTCCACTGCATATCAAACATGTCTGCACGGCCAGCATCTCCCAAAGTACATCCATGAACCGGTTTACTGGCCAACGCTCTCATTTTTGCTTTCAAATCTTCTTTATCCGGAATAAGCCACTTATGATTTAACGCCTGTGGACATTTCTTTATGTATTCAACGCAGTCTATAGTTTTTTCCAGGCACTTAACAGTAAGGCCATTAACTCCGTCCTGCACAAAGTCCATATACCCGCCCTGAGCCGTTACAATTACCGGTAGTCCTCTGGACATGGCTTCTGCCACTGGCAAGCCAAGTCCCTCGCCTCTGGTCGCCAGAACGAAGCAATCACACGCATTGTATAGCCTTGGCAAGTCGTCATAATACAACTTGTCTGTATTTAATAAGATCCTTGGGTGTCTACCATGCTTTTTAATCATATCCTCTATCAAATATGACAATTGATATCGATGCATTGCTGTGAACCCACCCCTATGTGTCTTGAGAATCAGTGTCACATCTTCTTCCGGGCCAAATTCCTCACAATAGGCATCAAGTAAGATGTCAAAGCCCTTACGCTCTGTGAAGTCGCCAACACTCAAGAATGTATACCCCTTTTTGTTTAATATGTTTGCTGGTTCCTCACAATACCGGAATGAATCTTCAATGCCGAAACCAAGACTGGCAACATTATCCAAAGTCTTTGACCAATGGGCTCTGTTGAATTCACTGAACGTAAATACCTTTTTGACACGCTCGAAATAAGGAAGCCATTCTGACGGAACTTTATCAGTTTCAAACAGACTGTAAATATATGCCTTTTTTAAATCAATATCTTGCGGAATGTCGTCTTGCCACTTCTGCATAACAACAACCGGAGCATCTTTGATAAAGGGAGTATCGGCCATTCTTTTAAGCCTGCTTGTTTTGTCTGTTGGCAAATTCACAATCTCCCTGTTCCATCCCTGTATATTCCGGAATGATACCTTGACTCCAAGTTTATCCAACGCTTCTAAGAGACCACGCGTGATCAGTTCGTATCCAGATTGCCCTTGTGCGGCTCCGTACCAGTTTAAAGCATATGTCATATTAATCCTTTTTCTTTAATTTTATTGTAGGTATTTCAAATTCAATACCATAATTCGTGCAGTTAAGTGTTATGCAAAATACAGTCTTTTCATGGCAATCTTGCTCTAATTCAACTTTACACTCAGGACAAATAACCTTGACAAAGGCATTCATAAAAGGCATCACACCATCTCCATTACAACGTTATATTTTAAAGGATGCTCGATTTTATCTATAACCTTTTTCCACTGCATATCAATAACCCCTTGAGACAAATTCTCTTTAGCCCAATCGTAAGCTTTATCAACCATTGCGTTCCGCTTTTCTGCCTTCATAGACTTCATTTCTATAATAGCCTTGGCAATGTCCTTTGGATTCGCCAATGGCCTTTCTGTTAATTCCATTCCCGTTATATATGCCGTTGGTTTCACCTTAATACCTCTGCCATTCCCAGCAAGCTCTCCGGTTGCTGCATTGTCAATGGTAATAACCGGCAATTTAGCCATCATAGCCTCAGCAACATTATACCCGAATCCTTCCCCGGCTACGTTTATCAGGCAATCAGCAATTCCGAACAAAAGATTGTATTCCTTTTCTGTCATCATTAATAACGGTGTACTTGCCTCGGACATTTGTTTAAAGGTATAAACTTTATTTTGTAACCCAAACTCTGCGATTAACATATTAATATTATAACCCTGTGGATCCGCAAAGTTTGAATTTATCCATAATCCATAGTCTTTGTCATGCCCACAATCCATTAAAATCTTGTATGCCTTCATTACATCGGCCAAGCTCTTCCTGAAATGTGTTCTTCCTGTGTAAAGGCATAGAAATTTATCTGGTGGAATATTTAATTCCTGCCTGAGCTTCGTTCTTTCTTCTTTTGAAATTGGATGAAAAACTTTCTCGTTAATTCCGTGATATATCCGCTCAATCCTGTTTGTCACTTCTGGAATAGTATGGATAACAGCCCGTCTTCCATACTCACAATATGTTATTATATGGTCTGCATGGCCTAAGTGAGTCGCATGGTGCTTTGGCATGCCTCCACCGTATCCAGTGCCATCAACCGCACAATATGAAACCCACTTGAACAATCCTCTTACTGGTGACTGTCCGATATAAGCAAAGTTCCATATATCACCAATTGTCAACACAATATCCGGACGATTTTCTCTGATCAGATCACCAAACATTGCAGATCCGTAATCTTCTACTGCATAAATCACATTGAACGGCAGTTTTTTATTTCTGTTTACCTCAGAAGGACACCAAGCATTATAAAACACTCCATGCCCAGCTTTATACAACGCCATTGCCACATCATGACCTATACGCCCTTGGCCAGTTTGCAATCTCGGGTTCTCGCCTATTACTAATATATTTGCCATTATGTTATCATTTCCTTAATCGTATCAATTTCCTTTTTCGTTTCATTAAGCGTTTCATAAATAACCGTGGGACTCAAACCACGCTTATTGCAACGATCAGTAGTCGCCAATACTGCATCTTCAACTTCCGATTTGTTAAGAAATTTTGCAGCCAATAGGCACGTCAACATATTAATAAATTCAATTTGAACTATGCCTACTTGTGTTTCTTCATCCATTATGCTTTTTTCTCCAAATTCCCTTCAATCTCAGCCGTTAAAATTGCAATCTGGAAATAATCCGGCTCCCTCGGCAATGTCTCATATGCAATCTTTGTAATAACGATAGCGCCCTTTACAAGATATCCATCAAGTGTGTTGAATTCAACCACATCAATAACATCTTGAACTTGCTGGACAATCCCTTTGTTATTTCCGCCACCTATAATTGCTTCTTCCATATTAGGGTATACGGCAAGTATAGTAATTTGTATTTCATGATTTGGCCTAATTTGTAATGTGGTTTCAACTTCTCTGTCTGTGTTTTTAGGAGCGACGGCAATAAAAGGCAATTTTTCTACTGGAATCTCAATCCCAACTGCTTTTGCTAAATCAACCGGCATTATCTCTATTGTGGCGGAGCCAGTAAGATCTAGCATTAATAACGCCTTAAGCCTTTTTAATGTTTCCTTCACTGATCCAATACCTCCATAACCCAGTCTGCAAATATTTCAACATTCGCATCAATGTCTTCATTGCTAAATCCGAGGTATTTACGTTGAGGTACCCGGCCTTCACCAAATTGATGCTTTGCAGCGATGTCATCCGCTCCGGACTTACGCCTGGCGCGAATACTCATTACCGTTTTAGTAAGCGAGTGTATTGTTTCGACAGACTTCTTCAAATCCCCGGTGTCCTGCAATATCATATCTCCAGCAATGCGGCCTCCAACCGTCCGAGTGCCTTTTCTCCTTTGTGCAATAGTTGCCGGCCTTAATGGTGCCCATTTAACCCCATCAGGTGTGCTTTCCTTCCTGAAATTATCATCTGTGCTTTTTAACATAAACAACCCAGATCGCTTTAACGGCACTTGCGTATTCTCCAATTTCTTGAAGTCATCACCAAGTTTTTTGCTAAATTGCCGGATAGTGGTTGAAAAGTCTATGTCAATCATATTTATGCTCTGTCACTTGCAATCTGGTTTTCCAAGTCTTCATCAAGCACTTGGTCAAATTCACCATCTACATCAAATACTGGAGTAAAACCATTATGAGTAAAGTATCCGGAAGAAGTTGTTACCGCAGTACTCAGGCCCTGTCCGGACTCGCCTATTTTCTCAAGCCGTTCTTTTGCTTCTGCATACTCGGTATTAAGCGGATTCTCTGCAACGCTTTGCAACCGCTTTAATCTCTTGTTTTCAATCCACCATGATGCAATTGTATCACTATCTTCATCAATTATTGGATCTACATCAGCCGTATCAAACGGCACTGTATACTTGCCTCTCAATAGACTATTTATAAGATTAAATGCAAACTTACGACCCTGTGTGATCATTGCTTCTGAAACCAAATCTTCGCTAACAAACATATCCCTACCTTCTAACACACCACCGCTTAAATGGTAATTCCTTATATTTTCCGCACTTCCATAAGCTGTAGCTGCTGCCATTTATTCTCCCTATGAATAAGAATAAGTCATTACTTGTTTTAAAGATACACCACGCTCAAGACTGTCTCTCATTTGTCCTGTTATTTCTTTGAATGCCTCGATATCCCAGTTGTCGCAATTAGCGCAAATAGTTGGGTAAACGCCAACCCATACACCGCCACAACTTTCACAGATACAAAACAATTCATTATTTTCTCCTCCGATAGCCTTACATGCATTAAGCCATTCTTCAACATTATTAAAATGCGGTACACTCGCACCATTTATCTGTTTAAGCGGATACTCACCCCAACTACCACGGATATAATCGTTTTCGTTTCTTTGCTTTTCATTTTCCGGAAAAGATACTCGTAAATCCTCTAGTGAAATCACCTTTAATGGCAATGGTTCAAGAGTCTCAGCCTCTTTGGATATCTTGCGTTTACTATTTCCTTTTGATTTCATGATATTTGCCTATTCATATTTATAGAAAGCTGTATCAACTATATTGCCACATACACACTGTGTAGGTTTCAAATCGATGAACACGCCTCCACAACCGCCACATACATAAAACTCATGGCCATGATCGCCACCAAGCTCAACCAACTTCGTTTGCAATTGATTAACACTGCCTAAAGCCGGTGCATTCGCAGATTGTGGCATGGAAGGCCACATGTCCTCTACAGCCGGTTCTTGTTCTCCTGCCTCTACTTTACCATGAGAGTCTTCCGTGGATTCCTCTGCAACCATGTGAATAGGCTTTGACTCTTTTTCAAGTTCATCTTCAAACGGCTGAACTTCTTCTCCATTCTCTGGGGTTTCGTTTTCCAAACTACAATCTCCTTTTAAATATTCCCGTCAAGTTTAACTTTACCCTTTTGGGTTCTTATGATTTTGCCAATTTCACCTTTTTGGCCTTTGTCTTTCTCGCCATAGATCATACCTGAAATTGCATCCTCATTAAAACCTTTTTCGTGCAGCTCTAAAACACGCTTTTCATGAAGGTACTCCATATGCAACCCCTGGCCACACTTCCTAACCTCCTCATTCTGGACTTTAAATCCGTAGGAACTAATGCTCTTGGTGCCTACTGAGTCTCTGCGTCTATGTAGTCTCTTTGTTTTGCTCGTTATAATATTTGCCATAATTTTACTTTAAATGAAAAAAGGCAGAGGCCCCGTACAATCATGTAGTGACCGTAAGAAACACACTGCCTTTTTTTGGATATAGATTGGTTTTTGAAACATTATCATATCTCTCTCAGATATAAATTATAAAGCTTATTATAATGAACCCGTTATCTTAACCGGTTAAAACACTATGCAAGTTATAACCACAACCACTCGCAACAGTTTTTGCAACACGAATCTTACTGATTTCATAAACAGTACCAGACTTCGGATTGTCTCTCCAAGTCTTAACCGTGCCAGAACCGACACCCGCGCCGCGAACTGTAAACGTGAGGCCAAGTGTTCTTGATTCTTCACCAGGACTCGGATCAACAAAGCCAACAATCGCCCTTGAATCCCAGATCCTTGATATGCTTGGTGTCTGTCCAAGCTGTGCCGTGTTATACCTGGAAGCAGCAACCACGATCTTAAGATTGAACATAACCGGTGGCAATTCACCATCAACAAGCAACCTCTGGCCGCCATCACCCTGAATAGTATATCGAATTAAGTTCCTCAGAGTAGAATCCTTCTTAACAACATCCTTAATCTGGTCATTAAAAAGAACCTTGTTGGCAACTGCTCCACTTTCATCAAGGATGCTCTGTTTTGCCGTATCCAAATCACCTTCAATGTTAATGGTACCGGAACCAGCGTTCCATTTTACTGCAGGAGTACTTCCCGTAAGGCCTGCCAATGATGAAACTTCATCCATAACATCAAACTCATGATCAAGGTCGATGAATGACTGAATTAGCCGCACTGCATTTGCTCTTAACCTTGTCGGAGAATCTGCATTGTTCATCTTCCTGTCTGTAAGGATTTTGTGCAGTGCCTGCTCCTGGCAAATATATGATTCTGTGGTCGGCTTGAAATCGAATGTATTTGATTCCGTACCGTCCGCACGCTTTACATTTAACCTGCTTAAACCTTCTCGGTTTTTGTATACATAATATTTATCTGATTCATTCTTGACAAAAAACTCTGGATATAGCTCTAACGCCTTAAAAGCAGGGTTTGTTAAAACTATAGACAGATTTGATAGTGGTTTGTCAACATGAATATCTGAATGTTGAGGACTTCCCATTATTATCTATCTCCCTTTAAATTAAGGCATTAATTCGGATAAATCTAACCTTGCTACAACCTTGTCACCACTTGCGGTCGGCGCCTCGTTGTAGTAACCTACTAAGCCATCACCAGACGCCCAATTATCAGAACTGGTGTCATCTACGTGACCTGTTGCGCCAGCCCCAATGAATACTGGACGGCCAACAGTGCCTGCGGAATCTGCTATTACATAAGATTCCCCTGCCTGTCTAACGGTAATTCTATCTCCACTCGCCGTTGATCCTTCTTGAGCGATACCGTGACAAACATCTGCCTGCGCACTCGGAAGTGCCACAATGTGGTCTCCGTTCTCTACTGAATTGAGAACCACCGCCATATATTGTGTTATAGCCCCATTGGTACGCACGGAGATATCGTGAATACCGGACTCATTTAAACTTTGTGACATATTTTATAGTTTTTCCTTTTTAGGACTGTTTTTCTTTTTCTTTTGCGTCAAGGACTGCGTATGCCGCATCCTCATAAGAGCATTCATTTTTCCTTGCATATTCTTTGATTTCAATGTCATCCTCGACACCATCAACCGCAAACGTTTCCGTTCCGATTGTTACCTGCTTGTCATCTTCGCTTACCTTTTTGTTTTTGTCTTTCATGTTTGGATCTTCCGAAGGTGCTATTTCTGAATATTCGACTATCTTGCCTATTTTACTAAACAACTTCATAGCATACTCAAGTGTTGAAATCTTGGTGTCAACATCACCATCCTTCTGTGTCTTGATTTTATAGTCCAGTGTTTTTTCACTGTTGTCAAGACTGTATAGCAGAGTTTTCAAATCGGATTCAAAGGCTGGTATAACCGAGCCCTTTTCCTTCATCTCTGATACGAATGTGTCTATATCCTGCTTGCGCAGAGTTTCTTTGTTCTCCACGTCCTTTTGTTTATACGTATTCAATTCTTTTTTGTTTGCCTCAAGTTCCGTGGTGATCTTACTCATGTCATCGCCGGAAGACTTTTCCAATGCGTCAAGATTTGACTTGAAAGTAGAGACAGTTAAGGAAAAAGCCTCATATTCCGCCTTTGATTTTTCGTCTGTTATATTAGATTTCAGAGCATCTAAGCTCTCGTTCATTTCTTTAAACTGCTGCTTGAGAATTTCTAATGGATCCATAAGGTTGGTATCTCCTCTATCTGAGACTGAAAAAGTACAAATAATATCTTTGTCTTCTGGTTCGTATGTGTAATATATTGCCGTTTCATCACCGATTAAGGTTAAATGATTATTAACATCAATTCCACTGTCTATTTCGAGTGATAATTCTATAGGCTTCATCCCGGCCACGGCTGGTATTTCATGGCCCAATAGCGCAACCTTAACCATCACATTTTTAAACTTCTTGCCATCGATACTTATATTTCTGAATATTTCAATACTGCGCTCTGAAAACCTTTTATCCTTAATCCATTGGGCCACCTGGTCAGGCACATCAATCAAATCAACAAAAAGGCGTTTAATACCCCCAACAGTCTTAGTGAATACATTCTTAACATCTCCGTAACTGGCTAACCCCGCAAGCGCTTTCTGGTCTTCCCTGTGCGTGATTTTTACTTTCGGTATAAGCTTGTTTTTTAGAAGATTGAAATTGACGACAAAGTCCTCAATATCTTGTGCTGTAAATTTGTCTCGATTGTGAGTGCCTTCTTTGAATACTTCGACACCAGATATATTTTGAAATAACAATTTGTTTTGTCGTTTTTCCGCCTGTGTATTGCAAATGCCCATACGCTGATCGTTATCCGGAAACTCTCCTTTTAAGTCGAGCATACACCTCGTAATGAAATGTTCTCGCGTCTCACTTGTATTTGGTATTGGTAAAGGCATAATCTATTTTCCTTTAAATGTCTGATACGCTTCAATTAAAAAGTAAAGCAAACTATTCTAATTTGTCAAGCCTAATTTACAGACTTCACAAATATATTTATATCTTTCTCGATCACATCACCACTCAAAGTCGTGGCTAATATTGACAAACCATAGGTGAATCCACTGTCTCCGCTGATTATCTGAACAGAGGCCGTGTCATTAACACCATCAAAGTTTTGATCACTGATTTTGCCGCTTCCCGCTACCGTTAATGCCATTGTAACATCTGTATCACCGCTTTTAACTGTATAAGTAGCACTTGCAATCGAATCACCACTGGCAAATTCCTTAGTAAAATCGTTGCCGATCCTTAATATTTCGTTTGGCTGTTTCCTGAAATTATCTAATATGCTCATGGCCTTGGCTCACTTGTAAATATTTTAATTCTACCTTGTGACCGGTACAGCTTGCGGATGCTCTCCGTAAATACTGTTTGAGGCGCGTGAGTTATGGAAAATATATAATCTTGCGATGTTATATACTCACTTGTTTGCCTATATTTAACACTTACCCAATCTAATATCATGCTTACACGTTAGTAATTATGGTAATTGCGGTATCATCCGCACCGGTTGCACTAAATCTAAATGATATTGTATCACCATTTAAATCAGCAGCGTCTAAATCAATCTTATAAAACCCGTTACTTATTTCTGATGGAGAATTTGCAGTTGAGGCAAAAGCTCCGCCATCAATACTACGATTTGAAGAAACAGATAAACCTGTTTTTGCACTTACATGGTCAGAGGTATCTCTCATAAAAAATTGGAAATTGCTATATGCAGTATTCTTTTTTATTCCTTCCGGCAGGTTATCCGTCTTTGCTTTTATCGCAACGGTATCTCCACTCACTAGAACCAAGTCTCCACTAATATGTCTTGTCTCTGCAAGGTTTGTTGCCAAGTCGTTTAAGGCACCTGAATTTGGCAAATTGTCTGTTACTGCCTTAATCGCGTCTATTTCATCGTCCTTGTCTGTGGTGACGGAAGATCCCATAAAATTATTTACCGGCAACTTGCCTTGCATTTCGTTTGTATCTACTAAAATTGCGGCAGTATCTCCACTAACAATGACCAAGTCCCCGCTAATATGCCTTGACTCTGCAAGGATTGAATCTATTTCACCGTCCTTGTCTGTAGTGACCGAAGATCCCATGAAATTATTTGTCGGCAATTTACCTTGCATTTGGTTTGTATCTACTAAAATTGCAGCTGTATCTCCACTAACAATGACCAGGTCCCCGCTAATATGCCTTGACTCTGCAAGGATTGAATCTATTTCACCGTCCTTGTCTGTAGTGACCGAAGATCCCATGAAATTATTTGTCGGCAATTTACCTTGCATTTGGTTTGTATCTGCTAAAATTGCAGCTGTATCTCCTGAAATAAACGCCAAGGCCGTTTCGTTGCGATCTGTTGTGGCTGGTAGCTTTGCCGCATCGAGCTCTGCCAACCGTGCCTCTGTAGCAACACTTGCCAGTGCTGCGCTATCCGTGCCCCTCATATCAGTATTAGTCGACGTCGTATCAACCAGCGTCGTATTTGCACACAGATTTGTCTTTGTTATATCGCCATCGCTCTCAATTCCTAATGCATTGTAATTTGGAGCTGTTGTAGTATAGGTACCAGGAACCCCTATAACTTGTATATTAGAAGTTGAGCTTTCAGGTGAGATATGTACCATATCCCCATTTGTCTCAGCCTGAGTAATATCAAATGAATAATATCCATCCTCTAGTTCTGTTGGATTGAGATCATCAACAGCATTAGCAGCACCACCATCAATCCTCAAATTCGCAGTGATATTAAGAGCATCGCCCGTAAGAGGAGAACCATCTGTGCGATCAAATGCAAATACAATCCATTTTTGCCCTGTTACGTTTTTCTGCATCAATCATCTCCAGCTAATAAAAAGTAATAATAAAAGATCGCTATAAAAATTGCTGAATCCCATGTCCAATCTGTATTGTCAAACCAACTAAAGTCGGTGTTATCTGTGTATTCAAAGTCTGACATAATTATTCACCTACTCTACTTAATTGATCTAATATAGATAATTTTGTCTTAGAATGAAACTGAGTGAGAGGTATACCATCTCTTACTTTCCCTTTAACATCCTCTAGATACTTCTGTATGAAAGTTATTTCTTTTGTAGAAAACTGAATAACACAGTCCCACTCTTCTGCTTTCCACCTCTCCTTTACTTTCTCTGTTATTATCAACAATCTTCTCTCTTCTTCCAATTTACATTTACTTACGTCCACCGCATTCAATAAGTACAAAAGAGAGGAGATATCATTTCTACCAAACTGTGGGCTATCTTTATCGTCTACATACTTACCCTCTTTCTCCACCCTCTCATAAATAATTCCATCGTCTTTATCTCTTAAATAAGAACTAATAAAATTCAGTTCTACTACAACGGCCTTACTTTCTCCCTCATTCTCCCCTTTTACAGCCTTGATCTTCTTTTCCATCTCTTACTTCTCCTTTGGTTAAGGATTCTGAAATAAATTCACCTTCTTACTGCTTTTAAAACCACCTTCTTAGCTTCTACATCCATAGCCAGAATCTCTGCTTCTGCGGCTGCCTTCTCCTTTGTCTTCTGTGCTATCACATTATCACACTCGATAATCATCCTCTTTAAAGCTCCCTTAGAAGAAATACTCACCTGTGTGACTGGCTCTCCTACTTCTATCTGTACTTCATCCTCACTTTCTACTTCATTATCCTTTGTTACCCTTGTATACACCTTTGACATCTCTCTTCTCCTTCTATAAATTAGACCGCTCTAACTCTTCTATCCTGCTCTGCAATCCCTTAATCATCGCAGTCTGTTCTTGCATCCCTCTTACCAAAGGCATTACCATCATCTCGAAACTGACGGCTTCTCTACCATCAGGCATTCTGTCCCAACCTGCGAAAGTATCACAGTCAGCTTTATCCAAGGCTTCTCTCACTTCTTGTGCTATAAATCCATGAATAGTATTATCAGTTGCTTCTGTTATCAATGGATTATAACTATTCCATTCTTGTGGAAATTCTGACGGGGGCCTATGCTTGTACGTCACTGTTCTTAAATTATTTATAAAATCTAATCCTAGAACATCATCTACGATATCTCTCTTCTGTCTACGGTCTGATGAGTGTGTCCAAGTAGACGCTGAATTATAGTCTGCATATATATGAGAAGTGGCATTACCTATATGTACTCTTGTATCGGCTGTCCCTACTAAAGAATCCCCTATCACAATCTGACTCGCTGCTGCTACAGCGTCCACATCGGAATCCTTTCCAATACATATATTATTACTCCCTGTTGTCTCTGTATTTCCTGCTGCTGATCCTAAAAATACATTACTACTTCCTGTAGTAATGGCTAGCCCTGCATTGTACCCCATAAAGGTGTTATCAGAATGAGAATTAGTTGAAACTCCATACCCTGCACTATCCCCCACCATTGTGTTTCTTGCCCCTGTAACATTAAAATAGCCGGCTTGATAGCCAAGGGAAGTGTTATTTGCTCCCGACGTTCCACTAAATGCCGCCTTATACCCTAATGCTGTTCCATATACTGTATTCTTATCTCCTGCGTTAGTTCCTATAAGAACACTACCCACTACCGTTACTAAATACTGACCTGCGAAAGAACCCATTATTACACAATTAGTTAACGCCGATCCTCTTAAAGCAACGTTCGTACCTATAAGAACGTTAGCGTGGGTTGCACTAAGAACACTAGCTGCATTATATCCTAGAACTACATTAGTAGTTCCTGTAGTAATCCCATCTCCTGCCAAAGAGCCCAGGAGAACATTGAAGCTGCCTGTCGTTATTAAGAAACCCGCATGATAACCTAGGAACACATTATCAGAGTATGAGTTAGCTGCCACACCAGTTCCAGCCTGGGCACCTACTATAGTATTATTCCCACCCGTTACATTCTCCGCACCCGCGCTCCAACCTACACAAGTATTGTGGGTTGGCGTTGTTTGATCTTTACCAGCATTCCTACCTATCAAAGTGTTATAACTTCCTGTAGCTGCAAATCCTGCATCCGCTCCCACAAATGTGCCGTCGATACCCGTAACCATCGCTGTTCCTGCTCTATACCCTACCATAACATGGCTAGTTCCAGTAGTAACAGCTGTTCCTGCATTATCTCCAAGAGCCGTATTTAATGCTCCTCCACCTAATAAACTATCTAACGCTGTTGAACCTAATCCTACATTATTAGCTCCACCCCCCGTTGTAGCATCACTCAAATCATCTATTGCAGATGCCCCACCGGCTGCTACCTTCCATAAAGCATTGCCAGTTCCCGTATCTTTCGTAAGAACATATTCATTAGTTCCTCCACTAACCTGAGATAAAGCATCCATTGCTGCCTGAGCTGTTGTATTTCCCGTTCCTCCCTGTAATATAGCCAAAGGTGTCTCCAACGTCAACGCTTGCATATGCATTGATTGAAGTATCCATCTCTTTGTTCCTGGATTAGTATCTGGAGAAATAACTGTTGGTGAGCTCTCCCCTGCCCCTGAGTCATCATCTAACCAATAAGGATAGAAGGTATTGGCAGTATTTACCAAAGCAAAATCAAGGTCATTAAGATTATCCCCATCAATCTCCGACCTATCTAACGCTCCCGACCCTCCTCCAAGTAATACTGTTGCTCCATAAGCTTTTGTCATGGCTGTTCCTTTTTAAATATTCTGTCTCGGTTCTATTGGCTTACAAGATAATATATACCAAGATTTTTCCG